GCAATCTATGTAGATAACTTGATGGACATTGCAACTGATGGAGGAGAAGAGTTTGCCTCTATGCGTGCCATTATGAAGGAGTTGAAATATCTTGCTCGTGCGACTAACGCTGCTATTGTTGTTTTACATCATACTTCTGAGGCTGTGCCTGGTAACCCTTGCCAACCTCGTTCTGCCCTCCAAGGTAAGGTGGCACAACTTCCTGCACTTATCTGCACTCTGGGTGTTGTCGGTACTTCTATGGCTGTGGCCCCTGTAAAGAATAGATATGGGCGTGCCGATGCCAACGCAAACCTAACTTGTTGGCTATCATTTAACCCTGAGTATATGTATATCGAAGATATGCCAGAGAATGGATAAGAGATGTTAAGAGAAGAAGAAGACGACCTCACGCAAGAGATGCGTCAACTTGTAATGCAAAAAGTTAATGAAGAGTTAGTAAAGTTTATTAATAAAATAGAAGAAGCCAAGCCACCCATTACAGATGAGTGGAGCGAAGGCGTTAACGTTGGTATGAACTGGGCTATTCGTATCCTGAAAAAGGATAAGAGCGCATACTAAATGTGGGTTTATTCCTTAAGTCCGAATGAGGAAGCAACTGTAGTTGAGGTTGGATACCAACGACAGAAGCCATACTTCGGTGACCCTATTCGTAATATCAATTACTCTGAGGGAGACTTATGGGAAATGTGGCAACACGTGGTGTGTGCTGGTTCAGAGTTAGCATTCGCTCGAATGGTTGGCAAGAAAGATTTTATTCCACACTATAACAAATGGAAATCTGAATTAGATATACCTGATTTGGGTGAGGTTAGATATTCTTTTCCTCCAATAAGAGGGCTTCGTTATACAACAAGAGATGAAGATAGTTTAATTTATGTTCTAACTACTGGCGGTCTATGCAACAAGGAAAGGCGTGTCGGCCCAGACTGGAAGGGACCAGAGTACGCTGCAGTTGGTTGGATGTATGGCAAAGATTGCAAGAAAGATGAATGGAAGTATAATGAAAAGACTTGGTATGTTCCAATAGAAAGTCTTAATGAAATGGAGACACTACCAAATGGCATCACAGTCGCGCAAGCATAGAGGCTACCGCAGTCAGAAAGTTTTGGCTGAGTTTTTAGCGGTCAATGGTTTCCCATATGCGGAGTCTACTGGTGCTGGGCGTAGTGGTTCTGATGTTACTGGTACAGTAGGTATTGACTGGGAAGTAAAGGCCCGCACAGGATTTAATCCCGCTGCTGCTATCGCGCAATTGAAGGACAGAAGTAACAACAAAGACCTTGGTGTTGTAGTCTTAAGACTTAACGGACAGGGTGAGAAAAGTGTAGGCGATTGGGTTTGCCTACTGAGACTGGAGGACGCTGTGAATTTATTAAGAGAGGCTGGGTACGGTGATAGAAAATGACCTTCCAAGTATTAGAACAATCCTTGAACACTATGGAGCGAGAATTAGAAGCACTCACGGACAGGTCAACTTACGTTGTCCATTCCACTCTGACACACACCAGTCGGCAAGTGCGAACCTCGACAAGAACATCTTCATTTGTTTCGCTTGTGGAATGCAAGGTAACAGTATCCAAATCGTATGTCACAAGGAAGGGTTAAGATTCAATGAAGCAAAGCATTTCGCAGAAGGAATTACTGGAGAAGGCGACCCACAGGTACGCGGGAAACATCTCTCTGGCTCAAGACTACCTCGCAAGTCGGGGAATACCGCTGGAAGTAGCACGTCTGGCACAATTCGGCGTAGTCGTGGAGCCTGAAGCAGGACACGAAGCGATGCTGGGTAGGTTATCTATCCCTTACATTACAAAGACTGGCGTTGTTGATTTAAGATTTCGTGCATTAAACCCTGCAGTTGAACCTAAGTATATGGGTTTGACTGGAGCAGAAACCAGAATGTATAACGTGCTTGATGTCGAACGTGCAGGTGATTACATTGGCATATGCGAAGGAGAGATTGACACACTTACTTTATCTGGCATAGTGGGAATCCCTTGTGTTGGTGTGCCAGGTGCGAACAGTTGGAAGAAGCATTACACCAGATTGTTAGCGGACTTTGAAAGAGTATTTATATTTGCTGATGGCGACCAACCTGGAATGGAATTTGCTCGCAGTTTAGCCAGAGAATTACCAGTTACAATCATCCAACTACCTGACGGCACAGACGTGAACTCTATGTATGTGCAGGAAGGTTCTCAATACTTCCGCCAGAAGGTGGGTATAAGTGAACTTTGAAGATGAACCTCCTCATAATTATTGCAATGAATGCGATGTGCAATTTGAGGATTCATTTCAACTCATTGACCACGTATTAGAAGACGATGATGAGTTTGACCCTTACTTGGTGCTACCAAATGGGATTAAGTTATTGCTCGGCTCGTTGCTGAGGTATGTATTTGCACACGCTGAAGAACCAGATAAGATAAAAGTTATAACTCAATCAACTTATGTAACCTTGTTCGCTGCTGAGAATGGCTATGACCCATTGGAAGATTTGATTGAGGATATGGTGATTAAATTAGAGTTACAGAACTTTGACGAGAACTTTAAAAAATTTATGGAAGAGGAAAACACTGATGGAGAAGGCGGAGCGTGAAGAGATATGGCAGATTATAACCCACTTGGCAGAACAAGGACTGAACGTACAGGCGTACAGCGTGGAGGACCATTACCTCAAAGTCACCCTATCAATTCCACTTTTGAGCAGGATGTAAGAGAGACAATGAAAGAACTCGGTGACCTGCTGATAAGCAAGCACCGCGACTACGGCCCGAAGAATATCTCTGACTCACCTGGCGGTGCACTTAACGGGCTGCGTGTACGTATGCACGACAAGACTGCACGGATTAACAACTTGATTGACAATGGCACCGACGCACAACACGAACCCCTTGAAGATTCCTTCAAAGACCTAGCAAACTATGGTATAATTGCTCTTCTAGTCTTAAGGGGTAAATGGGATAGTGGCAAATAAATCTAGTTTCGATTTAGACTTTGGCTATGGGCGTAAAGGTGAGCAACTTGTAGATGACTTGCTTACTGGCAACCTTACCGTTGAAGTCAAGCGTGACCGCAAATGGTTTAAGACCAACAACCTTTACATAGAGACTGAATGTTTTTTCCAAAAGGTTGGAGACTGGGCACCCTCTGGACTAGGTGTAACTGAGGCTGGATACTGGGCGTTTGTGCTGCAAGACTCAACGTTGATAGTACCAACCGATGTTCTCCGCTATGCGGTAAAAGAATTTGGTAGAGAGATTAGTTGTTTCATTCCCCCTAATCAAAGTAAAGGCTTCCTCATTACTGTAGATGACTTGATGACTGCGACTAGGAAATATAAAGATGATGCTGGAGTGGAATAGAATAGAGCCTTGGCAATACGTAGTTGATACTGTCGCCAAAGAATATAAAAAGCGTTTTCATATGGTGGACATTGAAGACATTCGCCAGACTTTGTATGAGTGGTTTGTTGAGCACCCTAATAAACTCACCGCTTGGGAAAAGATGGGTACGCGCAGCGCAAAGAACCTTATCTATCGTAGCCTACGCAACCAAGCCCTTGACTATTGCCAAGAGTGGAAGGCTAACTCGTCAGGTTATGAGTCAAGTGATTTGTTCTACTATGAATCTGATTTAGTTGAAGCGTTGCTTCCTTCTGTCTTAAGAGGTGAGAAGAGTATTACTCACAAGTTAGACCTCGGCAGAATTAGTGGTGGTTCTGCGCCCTCTGAAGGTGGCAACCTTCAAGCAATGATGATTGAAGTTGAGGCTGGTTACAACAAGTTGGCTAAAGAAGATAAACAAGTCTTGTTTCTTCGCTACGCTGAGTCAATGGACTATGAAACAATTGGTAAAGAGTTAGACCTTGGTAGTGAAGACGCTGTTCGTATGCGTAACAATAGAATTGTACGCAGATTAATTCAAAAGATTGGTGGCTTTAAACCATTCTATGATAGAGATGATGTGCCAGTTGTCTCTGAAGAATCTTCTTTAGAGTCATAGTTAATCTCCGCTGGGTCTACCCATAAATCTTCTGGGTAATCCTTATCTAATTCTGCGTGATGTAACTCGATAACTTCTTTCCAACTTTGTATTGTATTCATTCTATCCTCCTGTTGACTTCCAAATTCACCACAAAAAATACAGCGTTTGGTATCTTCGTAGTTACTTAGTATGTGACCTGATACTTCACACGAACGACCATAAAAATCATTTGGTGTTAGTGTCATATTATCCTCCTGTGCTGTCTAAGTATTCTTGAAACTTTGGAAATAAATCTTTATGCTTTTCGTACTGACCTAATACTACATTACATTGGTGACAAAGTAAACCGCGCACTTTTCCTGTGTTGTGGCTGTGGTCTACCGCAAGACTACGAATGCCATCACCTCTTGATATGCGTGCAGTTTCTTCTTTCCCACAAAGTTTACACACCCCACCTTGGCTATCAAACATAGCCTGATACTCTTCAACAGTAATTCCATACTTAGCCTTAAGTTGATTAGCCTTATGGTTTTTTCTGTACCTTTTACGTGAAGTCTTTTTCTTTTCTGGATTGCGAAGATAGTACTCGCGCATATACTCTGCGTGTATCTTTTTCTGCTCTTCGTTTCTCATTAGCCCCCAGTGGAATAGAAACCCGTACCATTAAATTTAACTGCTGGTGCTGACCATACACGACTCATTGTGCTTTGGCAACAGATAGGTTCGGTGCTGTCACCATACGCCCTCTGTATTTCCTGAGTCCCGCCACATTGGTTGCACTTGTATTCATATGTTGGCATTATATCTCTCCGTCTATTGGTGTTGGTGCCGTACTGATGGAGCCACAGTCCTTGCACTTCTGTCTTAAGTCATACCAACCAATTGTTCTATCCTCTTGCTCCCACATTACTGTGATTTCAAACATTAAACATCCACAGATACAGGCCATAGTAGGTTCCCCAGTTAAGTCAAACATTTAATACCAGTTCCTGCGTTGAGAATGTTTCCACGCTTTGCAAGGTGTTCCGTAGCGGTGCTCGATATAGCGGTAGGCTCTGAGTATCTGTATTGCTGGGTCCTTGCTTTTCTCATTGAGCATTTGCGCTATACCGAAGGCACTACTTCCTTGCATATTCTTGGCTAAGTGGTCGAATCTGCTTTCCTTAGTGAAGAGTAAGGTAATACATTTACGCTGAGTCTTATCCCAATTCCACCCCACTTGAGCAAACCTCATAGCCATAGCCTTGTTCTGCTGCTTATCTTCCCACGTTGCTTTAGTCTTAAGACGTGGCTTTATCTGCACATCTACTGTAACTGTGTGGGTTATTGGTGCAAGGGAGGCAAGTAGAACAAGTCCGATGACCACGATTACTCGTTTTTTCATACACTAATTCTAGCAATTATCTTTCTAACGTCACGTCTATGACGCTGCTCGTGTCGCACAGAATTATGTGTGTGCTTAAGGCCAGCCAGTAACGCCCGTTCACCAGTCAATAGCCCGCCCCAGATTGAGCCCACTCCACCCACGCTTAGAATGTTTTCCTGTTCTAACCCTTGCTGCAAACATTGGGCTTTAACTGGGCAGTTGTTGCAGATTTCAATTGCTTCTACACTTCTTAAGACGTGAAGTCTTTGCTCATCTGCCAGCGTTGAGTTTTCGTAGTGCCATAAGTCTGGGTCTGGGTGCCCGTTGCAGAGCCCCTCTGCGTGCCAGGTGCGGTTCACTTAACCTCGCTTAGGTGTACGACTGGCAGTACTGAGACAGCCTTGCCATAGTCAATGTCTTCGAACTGAATGACCGAATAATTTTGCCGTTCATACAGCCATTCATCTTGCTCTTCTGCCTTAAGACTATCCCAATTCTTTGGAAGGTCTTGGTCCTCAATGAACACGTTGATTACACGTGTGCCTGAGATTTCATAACTGACTCTAAACTGTTTCATAATTTTCCCCTTAGTCCCATTTGTAAACTACTTCGTTATCGCACCCACACGTCGTGCAAGTGAACCAGTACGTGCCGTTGTAATCTTCCCACTCTTCGTTCTCTGCTTCGCATACTACATCACCTTCTGGCATTGCTTCGCATAGAACTACATATTTTGCCATTAGTTTTCTCCTGTCTCTGGGCAGTCGTCATAAGGATTTTCGTTTCCTTCGTTGTCCTCGCAAGTGCAGAAATTAAATCTCTCTACCTGTGTAGCGTGGGTTAATTCTGCTAATTCCCCCCAAGATATTGCGTCTTGTTGCATTTTATTCTCCTGTCTTAAGTAGTTAGTTTTATCCGTAAATTACTTTGCCGAACATTGCAACCTGCAGCACAGCGTCTGCACATATGCAATCATATTTATCGAAATCAAACAAGTCCATATAGACCTGTTGGTTAGCGACTGGTAGAGCCTTGGCTAAATCTTCAATGCCAATAATCTTTGTGACCATACTTCCGTCATCGTCCTCGCCTGTAATTTCGATTTGCCCGACGGTTTCCCAATCAGCGTCACCGACATACTCGGCCTCTGTAAAGTGGTCACCGAAAGAGAACGGGCTTGCTCCGAATATTGTGCTCCATAATTCTTTTTCATCTACTTCGAACTCAATCTTAATCATTTGTATTCTCCTGTCTTAAGACACTCTGTCATTGTTCCCCAGCAGTAGCCTTCGCCCTGCACGTACCAAATATGGTTGATGAATTGGTACCCTGCCCATAGAAGTAGCAAGGTAAGTGTGATTAGCGAGAAGAATATAAACGCCTCGCCTCGTGGTGTTAGTTTCATATTAAAAGTCCCATCATTGTGTTGGTTTTAATTGCTCGGTCTGTATCACAATCGTCGCACAACCAACTATCTTTGTCAAGATTATTCCACCATTGTGGAGATTTTATTTCCCAACCGCAGTCCTTACATATGCATTTCATTTTCATAAACCTCCTTTTGTGCGGGTAAACATTCGACGCACCAAGCGAAATAGTGCCAGCGAACGTTGCCTTCTTTGTCCGCCCAAACAATATCTTCAGCGTCGAAATCTGTCAAGCATTTGTAACACGTGTACATTTGTGGCGTTACTTGCTCGGTTGTAAACGAGGCTAGAAAGGTTGCGCTATCTATGAGCGATGACCAGTCTACGTGCTCGGAACTGTTCTCCATCTTTATTCTCCCGTCTTAAGTGGTAATTGTGTGGTAACTTTTGCGCCAAGATATACGTTTGTTGGGTCTGACTTCAGTAATTGCTCGGCTGTTTCTTTGTCGTACAGGCCTCTAAACTTACGGCCCCAAGGGTCTACGCCTCCGATGATGTATAACATTTTTATTCTCCTGTCTTAAGTCGTTAGTCTAGGTTTGTGTCGTAACTTATGCCACAATTTGGGCAGTCGTGCTCGGCTAACTTCTGCGCCCCGTAGGGTTGAATTGTTACCGTAGCCATTGCGTCGCAGTCATCGCATTGAATTTGCACTTACTTACTCCAGCCTGTTAGTAGTTGCTCGGTTATGCAGTTTGCACACGCCTGAATTACTTGCCCCGCTTTATCAACGGCGAAAGTGTTGCGCTTCTTGTTGCACTCTGTGCAATTTTGCTTCATTTATTTTCCCCCTGTCGGCGGGCTACCTTGCTCCGCTTCGACGTGCCCCGCTAGTGTCTCGCACACTTCGCCCTCTGTCAAGGGTGCGGGGCTGTCTATCTCTAGACTTTTTTCTATGCCTTAAGACTTAACTTCTTAAGTAGCGCGTCAATCTTGGCTTGCCTCCCGTCTCCCCATTTCCGTCGTTTCTTAGTGCCGACTTAATGAGTAAAATTTCTTGTTCTGTAAGTTTCATTACTTGCCCCATTCCATTACTTGGCGGGCGATTACATCGAAAGGCAAAGACCCTTGGCCCTGCAATAGTTGAGCGATTAGGTCGCGGGCTGTGGGGCTTATGTGCTCGGCTACTAGGTCGCAGACTTGCTCGGTTAAGTGCTCGTAATTGCTCCGCACTTGGTCGCTCAACTGTGAGACTGTCGCGCCCTCTGCTTCCTGTCTTAAGTCGGAATACATCCCGAAATCGTTCTCGGCCACGAGTAAAAAATCCTCCGCGAATTGCTCGGCTTGGATGATTCTCTTCACGTCATCGCTTAGCGTGTCCGCTTGAACTTGTGCCATTGATTGCATTTATTTTTTCTCCTGTCTAAATCGGGCGGGTTTGCCCTTGTGCCTTGCTAGGTCGTGAACCTGTGCCGACTATATCGGGGCAAGGCGGGCCTGTCTAGGCCTTGAAGTTAATGTCTACTATTTCAACCTTGGCGACGTGCTCAATGTCCAAGGTCCCTTGAATTACGGCGTTAATCTTCTCCCAGCCCCAAGCCTCATAAGCGGGGAAGGATACGTGCCCGTCTTTACCTGTAACTTTTAGCGCGATTCCTGTTGGTTGTGACATTTTCTTTTCTCCTGTCTTAAGTCATAAGGCGAGAATTTCCCGCCTTACCGCGCCCCCGCTAGGTCTTGAACCTGCGCCCGCTTTAGGTGCGGGGGCTGTCCTTTCTAGTCTCTGGCCTCGAAGTCGTGATGGCAATTCTGGCACCTTGGGGCGCACATTTCAAGCACTTTTTTACTTAGGCGAATCTTCCCGCCACATCCACACTCGGCCACGAGGTTGTTCTTGTCGCGCCCTTTCTTGCCTTGTGCGGATTCTGTGTCGGCTGTGAGGGCTAGGCCAGCCTCAATGAGTGCCAAGGCCTCGCTCCATCGCTCCGCGCACTCGTCGCTCACTTCTGTGTTGCTCCACCCGATACGCTTGGCCTGTGTGATTGTGAGGCCTAGGGCCTCGGCTGTGGCCTTAAATTTCTTGTTGTGGTACCCGTCACCGCTCACACCTTGGATTCCATTCTGTAGGTCTAGGCTGTGCGCTGTCTCGTGTAGAAGTGTGCCAAGGATAGCGCGGGCCCCGCGTGTGAAATATTCTGCCGATACCATAATCTCGTGAAATGAATCCTCACCAGATACCCAAGGGCGGGCGTGTGTGAAGTGTCCCATCGTGTTGCCTGTCTTGCGTGTGACGAGAATGGTGGCGCGGGGTGCGCCTGTCTTTTCTTGGATGAGGGCGTGTGCAGATTCTAGGGCCTCGGTAATTATTGAGAGGTTTTCTGTCTTCTTGGTTGTTGTTTGCATTTCTTTCTTCTCCTGTCTTCACGTGTATTTCACGCTTATGTCTTAAGGGTAATGGATGGAATTCCAAGAGTCAAGCCTATTTGGGGTGTGTTTCGCGTCACACTCTGGCCCTCTGTCTTCCCCTTAATGGTTGAAGTTTCAACTATTCTTGGCCCGATATATCCCCCCCCAAATCTACAGGGCAGACAGTCACCCCAAGCATAAACGGGTCTACGGTCTCAATCCTTGCCCAAATATTCCACATTGCTAAAACTCTTCCGACTTTAAAATAGGTTTGAGTCTTAAGAAGTAAGGCCTAGAAATAAGAGTAACCCTCAGGTTGAGGTTGAGAGTCTAGGGCACACGAAAACCTGCGAGGGTTTGAGGGGGCATTGATTAAATCTGTCGCTATTATATTATATATGGTCAGGTAATAAATATCTGTTATATTGTTACCCCCCTTCTGAACTGGGGTTTATCCCCAGAGGGCAACTTTTTACTACTTAAGTAATAAATCTTGCGAACCTTACGTTCGCTTTTACGATTTGAACGGGTCTTCTATAGATGTAAAGATTAAATATAATCTTTAACGGAGTTGTCTCCGTTTGCTCTACGACAACTCCTTAATATATATAATATATATAACAACTTTAGAATTTATGGGATAGGTCTACCGTTAATTGGGTAGTGTTAATATACCGATTGGAAGACTATGGGACGCAAGCCAGGAATCCAAAATATACCGAAGAAGGAAGCCCAGGAGAAGGTACTTATCCAACTCAGCCAAGGGGCAACTATTATCTCGGCTATGGCTGGGGTAGGCCGAAATGACGTTACCTTCCGACAGTGGGTGATGGCAGACCCTGAGTTCAAGGAGCGAGCCGAGAAAGCCCGCCTTGAAGGCAAAGGCATCAAAGCAGACCTTGCCGACTTAAAGGATATTTCCTTCCCCGACTTTTGTGAGCAGTTCCTAGACTCCAAGTTGTTCCCCCACCAGTTGAACTGGATGGATATGATAGAGGGCAGGGCCCCTAGGTGGCTACCAGCAGGTATGACCTACGAACCTGGCGAGGCTGACCGAGTACTTATCAACGTACCCCCAGAGCACGCCAAGTCCACAACTATCACCACCAACTACGTTTTGTACAAAATCGTCACCAACCCGAATCACCGAGTCATTATCGTCTCCAAGACCCAGGGTATGGCACGTAAGTTTCTGGGAGCCATCAAGACTAGACTCTCACACCCAGCCTACACCAAACTGCAAGTGGCCTTCGGCCCTAACGGCGGTTACAAGGCAGATGCTACCCAATGGTCTGCCGATATGATTTACCTAGGTACTGGTAGAGACTCAGGCGAAAAGGACCCTACGGTCCAAGCCCTAGGAATGGGTTCTCAGATTTATGGTGCACGTGCCGACTTGATTATTGTGGACGACGCTGTAATGGGTGCCAACGCTCACGAGTGGGAAAAGCAACTTGAGTGGCTTCAGAAAGAAGTTATCACTCGTCTTGGCAGACACGGCAAGTTAATTATTGTTGGAACCAGAGTGTCATCAATTGACCTCTACAAGATGCTGAGGGACCCTGGGCAGTGGTCGGGTGGGGTAACCCCCTTCACCTACTGCGCTATGCCAGCAGTCTTGGAATTTGATGAAGACCCGCTTAACTGGAAAACGCTATGGCCCGAAACGGACCAGCAAGAAAATGCAAAGGACGATGCATTACAAAATGGAAATTTTCCCAAGTGGGACGGACCTTCTCTCTTTAAGCGTCGCTCTCAGGTCAGTCCGTCAGTATGGGCTATGGTCTACCAGCAAGAAGACGTCCAAGAAGATTCCATCTTCTCACCAACCTGCGTTGCAGGAAGCGTCAACGGAATGCGTAAACGCGGACCTCTTAAGGCAGGGGTTGTAGGCCATCCGAAAAATACTGACAACGCTTACACCGTTATTGGCTTTGACCCTGCTATGGCAGGTGCTTCTGCTTTTGTGGCTGTTTCGTACAATCGAACAGACGGACGAATTTACGTTCTAGACTGCATCAATATGACAGAACCTACGCCAGCAAAGATTCAAGGCGTAATTGAAGAGTGGGTCGAGAAGTACCGCCCTCAGGAGTTCCGCGTAGAAATCAACGCACACCAGAAGGCATACTCTCTGGATGATAACTTAAGAAACTTTTTAGCCTCTTATGGCTGCCAGTTGAACTCACACTTCACTGGTAAGAACAAATGGGACACATCTTTTGGTGTGGCATCAATGGCAAGCCTTTTTGGTTCTGTCAGAGAGGGACGCTTTCAAGATAATAACTTGATTGAGTTGCCAAGCAATGAAGGCTCAGAGGGAATCAAAACCCTTATCCAGGAACTTATTACCTGGAAGCCAGATACCAAGAACCCTACCGACTGCGTAATGGCACTATGGTTTGCAGTCATTCGTGTACGCGAGTTAATGCAACAGAGTACAAGAGTTGGACAGTACCAAACGAATCGCTGGGCTACACGAGCACAAATGTCTAGTCGTGGCTCAATTAATTTAGATGAAGAGTTCGCCTCACAATGGGCGGAACAATACGGTTAGGATAACAATGGCATTATCAATTGAACAGATTGCAGCGAGAGTTGAATCTTTGCGCTATCGCAACTCAGAACGTGATGCCCGCAACCTTGACGTCCTTGCAGTACGTAAGGGTAAGATTGCAGAAGTTTATCCTGACTTCTTTCCAGACGGCGTTGATGCTAACGTAGTTGCCAACTTTATTGACATTGTTGCCCGTGACCTTTCTGAGGTTATGGCTCCGCTGCCAGCAGTAAACTGCTCTGCAGCAAATGCAACAAATGACCGTGCACGTAGTTTTGCTGACAAGCGCACACGTATTGCGTCAAACTATTTTGCACATTCAGACCTAGCAGTACAGATGTACTCAGGTGCTGATTGGTATATTACCTACGGTTTCCTCCCATTCTTTATTGAGTTGGACGAGGAAGCGAAGTTGCCACGCATCCGCATAGAAAATCCTATTGGGGCTTACCCAGAATTTGACCGCTATGGACGCTGTGTTGCTTTCGCAAAACGCTATACAATGACACTGGCTGAACTCATCACACAGTTCCCTGAGTACGAATATCAATTGCTTGGTGGTTACGACTACAAGCAGGACCTAAACGCTCAGGTAGAGATGATTCGCTACTATGACAAAGACCAGTCAACTATCTATATCCCAAGCAAACAGAATCTAGTCCTTTCACAGGTCAGAAATTTGTTGGGCAAGATGATGGTCGTAGTCGCACGTAAGCCATCTATTGACGGAGAACTACGTGGACAATTCGACGACATCCTAGGAATTCAACTACTACGCAACCGATTTGCATTGCTTGCTATGGAGGCCGCAGAGAAATCTGTACAGGCTCCGATTGTTTTACCACAGGATGTTCAAGAACTGCAGTTGGGTGGAGACGCGGTTATCCGTACATCTAACCCAGCAGGTGTTCGTCGTGTAGAACTATCACTACCACAGGGTGCATTCACAGAATCTGCACTCTTGAATCAAGAACTCCGCGTTGGTGCACGTTATCCTGAAGGACGTACAGGTAACATTGATGCATCTATCGTTACTGGCCAAGGTGTACAGGCGCTTATGGGCGCATTCGATACACAGGTTAAGTCAGCACAAGCAATTTTTGCTTCAGCACTACGTGATGTAATTAGCGTTTGCTTTGAAGTTGATGAAGTTCTTTACCCAGAAGAGAAGACAATTCGTGGTGTGGACTCAGGTTCACCTTACGAAGTCACCTATCTTCCACGAAAAGACATTAAGCAAGACTACTCAGCAGATGTTCGTTATGGAATGCTTGCTGGACTTAATCCTGCACAAGGTCTTATCTTTATGCTTCAAGCATTAGGTGGCGGTCTTATCTCTAAGGATATGGCTATGCGTGAACTTCCATTTACAGTCAACGTCACACAAGAACTTGAGAAGATTGAAATTGAGAATATGCGTACAGCGTTGCTCAGTGGACTAACAGCAATGGCTCAGCAGACTCCTATGATGGCAGCACAGGGACAAGACCCATCAGAAATGATAAACAAGATTGCTTCGGTAATCAAGGCTCGCCAAAAG